CCCTTGGAAGCTCCTTTCGAACCAATTAAATTATCAGACCATTGGCCTTCATGAAGTTAACCATTGCCCTGTTCTGTGGCAAAAGGGCAGGGATATCCATTCTGTTAGCCTTATACAAGTTGGTAGCAGAATTATACATATCCCAGGCAGTTACAAACTCCTTATCGTGATAGGCCTCCAGCATATCCTCTGTAAAGAGTGTAATCTGTGACTGATTGAGAGGGTAGGTGATATTCTCACGAATAGACTTTCGTGATGTATCTGCCTTTACTCTGGTAGCAGTCATCAAACCAATGAGCAAGAACATCTGTTCTGCAGTAATGCGTGTCTCCTTCATCTTGGCAATACGCTCACGATCAGTCTCAATAATGTGCCGGGCATCGACCAGCCATGACTTTAATGTATCAAGCATTGCTGCCACTTCCATACCGGAACCCTTCTTGCCCTTTTCGGAATAGCTGGACATATACAGTTCTGGAGAGAGCATACACTGATTGTGGCAAATCATCACATTCGGACCGAATCCAATCTGAATACCTTTCTGATGGAAGGCTACGGCCACATTAGTAGTAGTCTCATCATTATCAAAATCTGTGATACGAATATTGGCATAAACTCGGCGGAGAATATGCGCCTCTACCGCATGCTGACCTTTGACCGCTTCCACTTGTGGGAGGCGAACCACTCCAGGCGACTGACGGTCTCTGTTCTGTGCTGCAAACATATCATAAACCTCCACATTGTAGCCGAGCTCTGTACACTCATCAATGACCTTGTTGAAAAGGTCAAAGTGATAGATGCCACGGAGCGGATTTCCGTAAACATCATCCTCGCGGTGTGTACGACTCAACTGTTCGAGAGTGATTGCCTGAGTCTTGGCTTTCTCGAAATCAAAGAACTTGTCTTCATTAACTGAAGGAGGAACTGCTACCATATCTTCGGCAGCCTTACTCAAATTTGTTGCTGTTGTCATAATCTTTAATATTTTAATTGGTTACAAATTATTTCAATGGAATGCCTGCTTCTTCAAGAAGCTTGATTCTCTCTTCCTTTGTTGCTTTTGTCAAGTTTGTCTCTTTGACAAAATTCCCGGCAGAGTCTCTTGTTATAAGAAAAACATAGTCGGCATGATTGATCCAGCCTCTCTGACACTCCTCACGATAGGCATTGGCCTCCTCGTAAGTCTCAAACCCACTCTTTGTGTCATACATTGAATCATCGCGGGTAACATATAAGCTACTAGTCTTCATTTTTAATCTCAATTATGTACATTAATTCTTTATCTAACACATCCTTCTCTTGGTAAGGAGAATCGTACTTATATACGACTGCATCATCAAGATAAGTTCTTACTCCCTTCATGAAGCCATCTTGTAACACAGAGTTATCTATTATGTAGGCTGCCAGGAAGAAGCCGTTTCGCTCCTGTGTATCTCCTAGGCCAACTGCACTGAAATGACTTCTGAAAGTAGTACCCTGCAACTCGTCGAATGAATACTGTATCATAAGTCTTTTCATCATTTCAAAAAATACTGCTACTTTAATTGCTTTCATATAAGTGACTTGACCGTGTTGTCGAGGGCTTGTTTTATTAATGTTTCATTGCTAAATCTACTATCGCAACGACAAATAGAAAAATTAATCCGTTTATTAAAAGAATGGTACCCATATCTACTTAAAATTAAAGAAGTCCTTAATCTGTTTCTTCTCGTCATCGCTGGCATTCAAGATGTCCTTCACTATGAAATCTGCAAGCGGAGCTAATACTGTATTCATAGCATCAATCAGTTCACCCTGCGCTCCAAGTTTAGAAAGGACACCTGCATATTCACAAAGAAATTCTTGTGATGAAATGAATCCCATTTCATAATTCTTTTTGATTTCCTTAATTTCTTTCATCTTTTTAAGATTTTAATTGGTTCAACATAATCTGTGGTTAGTCAAAATAACCACTCTTTCTATATGCAAAGGTACAAAAAAAATGTGATATATGCAAATATACCACACTTTATTTTAGTTAAAAATACTAAATTTAACTCACTGAGTATCAAAGAGTTATACGCTTTTGTAGATACTGCTTAATGTAATGATTTTTGTAGCTTCGCCGACTTTGTCAATCAGATTGGTTACGGCTTCATCCACTTCGCACAAAGCATTATACACATCGTTTGGGATATTTCCTGTCTCCAAATCATTACTACTCATTTTCCAAGTTTGGTTTAGCTGCCTTGCAGCATCCACCATTAATTTAATGTCCGTCATATTTCTAAATTTTAAATGAATATCCTACTAACTGCCTGGCAGAGCCATCCCATCATATAGCAAGGCTCTTCGTCTTTCAAGTCAATACCTAGTGATTCGCAGATATGAGTGACAACATGAAACATTTCGTGTGTGGCAGTATTCACGAACTCATATTCTGATGTGGTCCTGCTAATAGCAACCACGCTCTTCCTACCTGCAAGATTGGAGTAGGTAAGACCTGTGTTCGGTATTCCTCGTAAGCAATGCTCCCTTGCGCTTTCGACTGCCTTTTCTGTGCAGCCTATCTGCACAAGGGAGTTGCATACCTCATCGGTATCTGATGATTCCAAACCGTAAAACACAAGAACTTTCCAATCGTACTTTTCTAGATATATCTCTTGACTTATCATAAAATATCATCCCATGGAATGCCGATGCCATTATGGTTGCAATCGGCATAGAATCTGTTAAAGATGAAGCCATCCTTCTGATCGGTATCATCAACCATATCTTTCACGAACAAAGCCATGTGAGCTTCGTCCTCGATGGAAGACTTATAGAAATCAGCCTTAACCATGTTTGCCACATAGACATGATCATAGCCTACATTATTTTCAAGCGTCACTCCCTGCTTGGTAAGGATGGATTCAACCTTCTCCTTATCCATATAGTCAACCTCCTCATCCTTTTTGGTGACTGGGTTGTATTTTCTCATCTGACTGACTGCCCATTCGCAAGCCTTCTTGTTGAAGTGCCAGCCATTATATCTCAGATATGCTATCATTCCTTCTGGCTTCATATCGTAAGCATCCAAAGGCATTCTACATTTTCCCATAGCTCTTTCTTTTAAGGGTGGCAGGGAAAATCCCCACCACCGAATTAAACATTAGTAGCGTCCACCGCCACGGCGACCATAGTAGCGTCGCTCTCCATAGCGGTCTTCGTCACGCCAATCTTCATCGTCCCACTTGTCACGATAGTCTGGCATTGGCATACGATTACCCATACGCTCACGCTTCAGACTATCCAAGCACTTCATAACCTTGCCACCTGCTCGAACCATTTCCTCGCAGTTGTCAACAAGCTCATCGAACTTGTTTTCCGTAATTTCTACCATATATCCCATAGCAATTACTTTTTAAAATTGTTACCGCTCAAAGCCTTAGACAGCATGGATTCAATATTGGATAGCGTTCCCTTCATGCCGCTGACCTCTGATTTGAGGTTACTGATGTCTTTTTCCTGCTGCTTTTCTTTAGCAATCTGTGGGTTGATTCTAGTGAGCATTTCCTCGCAGGAGCTTATGACTCCATTGTGGTAATCTACACTTTCCACGACTCCCTTTGAATGTCGCAACATAGCATCAATCTCTGCGCACATAGCTTCTCTGCTGTCACTGACAACAACACCTTCATTGCCGAAGTTCACTATCTGTGCCGTAGATGGCAGCTTTTCGAAATTGACCTGCTGGTCTTCTACTTGTACCTTAACATCAACGGTCGTCTCCAATGTCGGAGTCTGTCCTGGCACGTAGCTAGGATATTTCTGCTGAGGATTGCTGACCGATATTACTTGACCGATTCTTAGAGTCGGCTTTTCTCCTCCCTTGTCTAAGATGTAGAAGAGAGAAGACTGTCTTAGTCCTTGAAACATTTTCTTTCTCTTTTAAAGGGGCAGACTTTTCAATCTGTCCCATAGTTAATACTCTGTTAGCCGCCTGTAGGCTGTTGAAACCCAAGCAGTCGGATAATACCGCTCTTCTTATTGATGTATGCCAAAGCCTCCGTAGTTCCCGAAACGCTAGCTCCCGTCACTGCATTTCCCGCATGATCAACAACTGGCACCTTTGTTGTGCCGGAAGTCGTTCCGCTAGTGTTGGCGGTTCCGTTAATAGTGGTCGAACCACTATTTGGAGTTACGATTGTGACAGGAAGTGTCGCACTTGCTGCGGCAACTCCTTGATGTATCTTCAAGAGTACAATGCACTCGCAAGGCAAAGCATTGTAGTAGCAAGGATTGATACCATAATCTACACTAGCATCTGTGACCTGCTGAGCATTTGTCTTCAACTCATAGATACCGCCTACATCAATACGTCTGATTTGGTTTCTCTGACCGATTGGAATAAATGGATTGAATGGATATAAAGGGAACATAGTTACCTCCTTTCCTAACAACCGCATCCTACAGTTGAACGAGAAGCCGCTACATCACCTGCATAAGCTCCCATGGCGGCAGCAGTATAAACGTCCTTGTTGAATACTCCGTACTGAGGGTACTGAACACTGATGGTATTAGGCAGCTTGCACTTGATACCTGCCACCTCTGCCTGCAGCGCAGCCAAAGCTGCATTTACTGGTGTGATAACCTGCGCCTGATAAGCCTGCAAAGCCTGTGTCTGATGCTCATTGGAAATCTGAGCAAGCAGAGCACTATTCTTCTCTCTCAAAGCATCGAGCTTATCCTGCATTGCCTGTGTCTGCATCTGATCCAACTTAGCCAAGACAGACTGATTGTTAGCATCTGCCTTGTCACGGAGCATCAAAGCATTGGCATTTGCCGTATCATTGATGGCGTGAGTCTGCTGACAGATAGACAACTTGAGGTTGCCATCCATTGCAGTTATGGCGTTGTTGGTCTTGCAGCAGCATTCTGCCAACTGAGTAGCGATGGCATTATTACCCTGCATGATAGCAGTCAAAATCTGATTAGCATTCATGCCCATCTGATTGCCGAGGTTGCAAATCTGCTGACCTAAGCCATTGATTGCAGCCATGACTGCATCACTTGATGTGTTGAGGGCTGTAGCCAAGCTCTGAACATCAAAACCATTGCGCTGAACTGCCTGCATGATAACGGCAGTATTGGCATCATTGTTAAGCATTGGCATAACGCCGCCCTGTCCGTTGGAACCCATGCAGCGATTACCTCCGAAGAGTCCCATACCATTATTGCCCATAAGGATGAACAACAAAAGGATAGCAAAGATGTCTTCACCCCAACCATTTCCGTTTCCACGGTTGTTCAAGAGTGCAATAAGACCTGGGTCAACACCCTGTCTCTGCATGAGTGCAGGAAGCATAGCCAAGATTCCATTAGAGCCTGTGCCGCTTGTGCCGCTCTCTGGATTGAACACGTAAGTTTTACTTTCCATATCCCGAATTTTTAATTTAACCTTAATATTTAACTAACACTATTTGTAACGTTACGTGTGCAAAGTTAGAAAATTGTTTTGAAATAAGCTATAAGGCTATCATAGTTTTCGCTAGTGGCTCTAAATCAGTGATTTATGGTGATAGTAGGTAGACTCATTTTTAATCCTCTTAGAACGGAAGAATTTACTTTGCAAACAAAAAGGGCGACCGCTCATCACGAGTAGTCGCCCTAGTTATCCAAAAATAAATCTTAAAACCTTAATTAAACAACTTTTCTAAGAACATTTCTTTTTCTTCCTTGATATATATAATAAGTACATAACTATGAGTATAAAGCAGAACCAAAACATCTGCCCCGTTTTTAAGAATATCTTCTGCATACTTGACAGAGATTTCTCTTTTATAGAAGGAGCGTTAATCTTATAGAACTGAGAAATACCAATCTTTGATAATGAGTCACATCTTTCTCTGTAATATATAAAGCTATCTTTGTATGCTTTATATGTACTGATGGTATCGAGTAGCATTCTTCGTTCCTTTTCAAATAAATAGTGACTCTCGTAATGAAAACGATCTTCACCAATCTTATTCCCTTGCGCATCATATCGGGTTGCCGTGCTATCTTTTACATAGCTGCTATCTTTTATAGCCTTTTCTGTTTCTCGCTTTTGGATATGTTGCCATTGCTCGAAGGCATAAGACAATCGGGTAGTGAAGAGGGAATCGAATTTCTTTTCACTCTGCTTGTCTGTGATGAAGGTTTGTGTAGTTACTGCTCTAGGAGTACTGCACCCTAAGACAGAAACAAGCGCAAGACCTACCACTAGGGTAATGGTTACCCATTTCCAAAATCTTATATCATACCATTTCATCATTTATTCAATTTTAGATTAAAATACGTAATGTAGCTAAGTCTGCGAAGCCACCCTTTAAGAAAACCTTTCTGGTCACCGACTGCAATTCTCTTTAGATAAGCTTTTCTATCTTTCTTGAAGGCTTCGAATAATCTTTCTCCATTGGATTTATTAATGGCATACAGCGTCTTATTACCGATAATACCATCTGCTGTGATACCTAATACAAGTTGCAGATGTTTTACCGCTTTGCTGACTCCGCTATTATAAGCGAAGTCTACTAGCATATTGGCTACGCTCTGATCCTGTATTTGGTCTGCCTTGCAAGCATTCCAATAGTTCTGCTTGAAAACTCGATGAAAGTCTTCCTCAGTAAGGCGTTTTACATCTTCCTCGTTAAGGACACCATCACCATTCTTATCATACCCGACTCTCCTCCAGGTCGCAAGGGTGATGCCGTATTTTGTTGGACCGCCCTTATCTTTCTTGTTATTTGTGTATTTGTCCGTTTCCCAACTGAGGATAAACGGAACGAGTTTACTAGAATCAGCCATGTTTACTTCTCCTCCTCGCTATAATCATTTCTTTAAATAATGCAGCCAAATACAATAATGCTTACTATAATAGCTGCCACCATAATAATCGCTAACATCATATCTTTTCCTCCTTTTCCGTGTAATTTAGATAGTCTGACAAATATGGAATCTTCTCGATAAATTTGAAGCGCATGAGATAATAGAGGAAACTCACTACATACCAAGGTGGTGTTCCCTTTCGGAAAATCTGTTTCAAGTTCTTAAGAATATTGCATCCGTAGAACCATAATACTAGGTACGAGATAAAGGAAACGCATTGGACCGAGCCTTCCATCTGTCCTTTGAATCGCCCGATTGCATATACTGCTGCGCAAAGAACGAAGAAAACGGTAGCGTGACCGATGCACACAACTGCTTTCTTCAACTCGAAGTTCTCTCCTTTTGCAATCATGCCACTAAGATAACCGAAAATAAAGTTGAGGGTGAAGACGATCATAAGCGAAGACAACTCGCCTTCAATCGGTTTAAGATAGGCGAGGAGTGCAAGAACTACGCCTACAACAATATCTTTAATTCTATCTGCCATACTATAACTATTTGATGATTAAACAATAACGCTGCAAATATACAACAAAATATTTAATCATCAAATAGATTCCACGAAAAAGTGCAAAACTTTATTCTAACATATAAAAAAGAGAGGCAATCACTTACCTCTCTTACTCAACTTGTAAGGAATACTTACATGTTCAACTATTATTTTCTTTTCTTTTTAATGTAGTGCAGTATATCCCACTTCTTAAAATATCGGGTGTGCCCTCGCTTTTTGCATTCTCCGTTCGGAATGTCGCCCCTAGCAACCATTCGATTCAATGTTGCATCAGAAACGTGAAGCTTCTCCTTGACCTCCTCGGTGCTCAACATAGGGTTGAGAGCATACGGCAGATAGTTCTCACAAAGGTCTTCTATCTCATCGCTGCTCATTCCGCAAGCAGTTACCTTCTCCCCTCTCTTCTCTTGCTCGTCTGCTCGAAAGCAAGAGTCAGACAACGATTTTAATAACACTCCCAAGGTGTGATAACCAAATAACTTTCCCATATCATTATAATCTAGAGATTAAACTTTGACAGCCCTTGCCTGAGAAATACTTATCGGCAAAACCATATACATAAAATATAATAGTCATTACAAGTATTACAACATTAGCTTCCTCCATTTCGTTGGTGGTAAAAACATTCCAGTATACGATATGAATAGCATTTATCCCAAATAGGTATATAATCATCGGAATACGCCATCTGTAGCAGAGCCAAAAGAATCTGCTCGCAATTATAAGCACAAGCGGATGGATGTAAACTGAAAAATAGATAAATGCTGCCGATACCCAATTCTCCTTAAACCATATGCACATTTCTTTTTCATGAGACGCAAATGTTACCATGCATGCAATATGAAAAAGCATGATAAACAGAGGCATCACTTCACAATAATACTTGAACCAAGTGAGTAGCTTCACGCTGTAGCCTCTACCTGCAAGGATAATTACGTTAATCATTTCGCTAACGTCCATACCCTTAAACATTACTCTTGACAACTGTACAACACCGACTGATTGAACTAACCGATGGACTTCATATTCTTCCTCTTTAGTCATAAATTCTTCTCCTTTTGTCTATAGTTTATTGTTTATAATTCGTTGATTTAAAAATTAAATGATGGTGCAAAGATACACTTTTTTGCACAAAATTAATGGAAATGAGAATGTTTCTGTGTTAAACTTTGTAAAAAGTTACAATCCGTAAGTTTTGTTACCAAATTTCTTGTTACCAAAATTAAAGAAAATGGTAACAGAAATATTGCGCTTTCAGATTATTTTCGTAACTTTGCGGCAGAAATAAAAACTTTAAGATTATGAAAAAGTTAGAATCATACGAAAATCAAATGATGTATCTAGTAGGTGGCAGTAGATTGCCATCAACTCCTGGAGAGCGAGAGTTGGAGCACAAGTGTAATCCGCACCCTAACGACTGGATAGATGGTATCTATGGTTTCAACAAACTTCCTTTCGCTGTTAGAATGCAGAAAGGTCTAGTAACGCAAGCAGAGGAGGAACGAAGAAAAGGTAGATATGGCTATCTTAGTGATTTAATTCCATCTTTTGGTGGCTCTGATGCTCCATATTTCGCTGACATGATATTAGAGCCTATAGAGAAGTTCGATGCAACACACTTCCCTGACGGACGAGAAAAGAATAAGGCGGTCACCATGTGGTAAACCGCCTTATCTGTTCTTATCCTTCGAGCAAATCAACTATCTGACCATATCCACCTACAGCCATAACTGGGCAGAGTATCTTCTTGATAAGGATAATGTCCTCGGCTTCGATGTCTACGTTCTCAGCATCCTTGCCTATCTTGCAAGCTACCCGATAAGCACGCAGCTTGTCTTCACCCGATAGCTGCATACTTTGATTGTCTATCACCTCGAAGAGTACCTTACCTACAATATCGCCAATAATCTGTGGCTTGTAGGTTTCCTCTCCATTCTCGTTCTTAACTGGTGATACTATCACCTCACCCTTCCAATTCTTGAAAGGAACATTGAAATTCTTTTTCATATTTCTTACTTTTTAATAATTACTTTCAAAATTCAAATACCATCCTTTACTACCTAAATAATAAAGATGAATTATTTCGTATTTAGCTGTTGCTGTAATATTAGCATGACCATTTCCTGTCTGTATTACCTTACCGCTAAAATATAAATTTGCATTATTTCTTATAATAACTAGTTCGCTACCCTCTTCTAGTCCATCGTAATCGGCAGGACATGTTATCGTTACTTGTTGGGTATTGTTCATTACAACAAGTCCATATCCTTCACAACAAACATAGGCAGCATTAAAACCTTCTGAAGCCTCGTATATAGCTCTTCTGAAGCCAGCATAAGAACCAAATCTTGCCCAAAATGCTCGTCCAACCCCTAAAGAGTCTTGGGAATCTACTATTATACCTGCTGTATCAGTTGTTCCCATTGAAGAATGACCTTCTATCCAAGCCTTTACATAAAGAGGATTAATGTAACCATCAATCTTTGTTTCTGTTCCAATTCTGACACGTCTCATGGAAGTTGCTCCTGCAATATCTCCGCTAGTACTATCATCTTTTCCTACGACATCTATCAAAGTCTTGCTAAGTTTTATACAAGATGTATATTTCGTAACATCTGGGTCGGCGGTAAATGTTCCACTTACAAGGCAATCTCTGAAAGCAGGAGGTGAAATCCAAAATGGTCCTATCTTTCCGCTATTAGAGTATAAATCTCCAAGGCTAGTCACTCTAAAAGGCGCATTCTTTGCCAGTTCTGCCCCAAGCCATAAAGGGCATTTTTCGTTGCCAACTATCGCGTCTGCTTTATCGAAGTTGCCGAAGTGACCAACTATATTCGAGCCTTCCGAACTCCTAGCATAGACATGGTTCACGTTGATAGTCTCTGCATCAATAAGGTTAGCATTAAGCTTACCATTTTCAAACATCGCTGCCTCGTCATTGCCGTTAATCACCTTTACCTGGTCGGCTTTCAGCGCTATGCGGTTATTGCCTATCACGATACCGCAAACGCCCATATCCTGAAGCATCTGCACAAAGTCTACCAGTTTTCCGGTGCTTATCTGCTTGTTGGTAATGAGCGTAACTTTCTCTCTGAATACCTCTTCATTGTCAGTACGTGCCTTGCGGTTGACACGCTGCGAGGCAAAAAGATGTACTACCTTTTTCATAGGCTATTATCCTCCTTTTAATGAGTACTGATATAATTGTCTATAACATCCGTAGCTACAGCCTTCGCCTTCGTGCGCCAATCCTGCATGGCGTTATACTCAGCTTCGTGTTCCTCGTCATCGGCATCAAGCTTCTTGCCATCCGCAATTTTGGCAAGATTAGCGAAATGGTTATTGATGATAGCTTGCATCTTATCGGTCGGATAAGCGGATGAGACAATAGCATCAACAACCTTACCTCGCTCCACAGGCTGCTCGATACGTACTACGTGTGCGGCATAAGCCATTCGGGTAGTTTTTTTGCCTTTGCTGCTATCCATACTATTTTCCAACTCAATCTGCTCAACATCGAAATTGATGCGAATATAATTACCCTCATACTCAATCAGACTAGGTGAGTAATCAAATGTAGACTTTCTAATTTCCATGATAATATCCTTTCTTTTTTAATATTACATTTATGCTTTTGTTCCTACGATTCTGAAATCAGGGTTGCCGCTCTGATTCATTCTACGCAACTTTCCCAGGAACGGGAATTTATCATTGTCTGAGCACCATTGCAACTGCTCTACGAGTTTCTTGTTATTAGTGAAGAACTTAAACTTCTGTCCGTTCTCCTCAACGCTGACAACATTACTCTTTCCCGATTTATGAACCTTGCTGTCTACGTCAAATTCAACATCAAGGAAAACGATAGGTCTCTCGGCAAAGTAGCTTGCACTCATTCTCTGACCCTCGAACATTTTCTTGCCGTTTGCATCTCTGTCCTCCATTTCTGGCATATCAAAATCTTCAAAACTATTCATTTTTGTTATCATTCTCCAAAGATTAAAACCATCGCAGTGCATCAACCAACCCTTGTAGCTCATAGCCACTTGGTATCTCCTCATAGGGTCTTTCAGGTTGTGCATCTTCTTTTTGAATTTCTCCTTCATGCGTTTTCTCAACAAAGTATGGTTGAAATAGAAACGGTATCCTACGAAATCAAGGAAATGGGATTCATCAATTATCTGCATTCCGATGTTATCGTGCAACTGCTGGTGCATAACTTCATCAGCATATTTCAATATGAAGTTGATGGCTTTCCATACTTCCTTTTCGTTTTTACCCAATATAATGACATCATCACAATATATTTCTACCTTAACATCAAATTTCCTACATACTAATCTACATAAGATACTCATGTAGAAATTGGTAAGGGTCTGAATAGGATATAGACCAATACCTAGACCTTTCGGTAAGGCAAAGATAACTTCATGCAAAAGCCTTCTAACGCCTTTATCGGTAAAGAAATCACACAGAGATTTGTATATCTCCTGCTGGTCTACGTTCTCATAGAATTTAACGAAGTCAAGTTTGCAATAGTACAATCTTCCACATGACTTATTCTCGTCTATCCATCGTTCAGTTCTGCGCTTCGCATAAATCATTCCTCTGCCTTTTACACTTGCACCACTCTCTATATAGAGAGCTCTTATAAGGTATGACATCAGAACTTGCATCAAGGCATGCTGCTCAACGTGGTCTGGGTAGTATGGAAGCTTATGAAGCTTTCTTACCTTACCGCAAGGGCATCGTCTCATACAATCGTGCCCTTCGCTAGTCTTGTAAGTTCCATCTATAAGACTTCTTTGTAATCTCAGAAGGTTTCCATTATAGTCCTTATCGAATATCACCACTCCCTTCTTTCCCTCCTTTCCCTTGCGTGATTTCCTTACCGCAATATTGAGGTTAGTCATATCACTAACAAGCTCTACTCTGACCTTTCTATGCTTCTTGCGAAGTTTAGCCTTTCGCTTATACGCCAGCTCTTGTGCGTCCGTCATTTTTATACTTCAACCAATATTTCAAAAATCGCTTTCCTTATCAATAGGCTTTCTACACTCTCGGCTCACTGACTTTCGGCACATACGTACAACTGTATCACTTACTTGCGAGAGGGGACTCTGTTGTAGTCGGACATACCCGACCACTCATACCCAACGCCTTTAATCTTCGCTCTGTCAGAATAAATATTCCTCCATCGAGACAGGTTCAATCATGTGCTCTCTCGTCCAAACTATCTCGTAGCTTTACGACTTGCGAGGAACAGTGTAAATTATATCGTCATTCTAAAAATAGAAATCCTGTGTAGTAATTCAAGCGAGCGCCGATGTTCGTCCTCGAGTTCGAGAAACCGTCGCTCGAGGCCGCAGACGAAAGACCGCACCGCGACCTGTTGTTAGCGTTACCCCCAACGTTCAGCAGCTCCATGATGTATCACCTTTTCTTCACCCACTCCATGGTTGTAGAAAATCTTATCGCACGGAATTGGGTTGTTTATATTTTTGTGCTTCTGCGAATCCTATTTAAAGGAGATTTCAACTTTCCAGTTTCAATCTTGCGTTTTATATTATTTTTATTAATTCTCTATTTCTGTCTAGCTCACTGGCAGATGTACAGCCAACGCTAAGCGTTGTCTTACATCGCCATGAGCTCCGAACCGCTCACGATTGTCGGGTTTCCGTAGAAAGCCAAGCGAGCGCCGATGCTCGTCCCCGAGTTCGAGAAACCGCCGCCCGAGGCCGCAGACGAAAGACCGCCCCGCGACCCGGAGTCAGCGAGACCCCCAACGTACAGCAGCTCGCCACTTGTCGAAGTCCAGAATCCATCGCAGTAGTACGTGCTATCACCGCCTCCTACGGCTTGCGGAAACGCATCCCAATATGCACCAAGTGTCTTTTTTGTGATATACTGTCCATTTGCGGATGATGGTACGGTAAACTTTCTGCCATCAGCAGTATTGCTTACTCGGTTGCCGCTATAGACAACAGCATATCTAGTTTCACCATCCATATAGAAACGGATACCTGGACGGAACTCCCAAATCTTACACCATAGGTCTTCAAAGCCAAACAATTTGACAGGGTATTGATTACCGAGAGTAGCATCGTTATAGAGCACCTTACCGCTACCATCGCCGAGAGAGATACACTTGCCCATCGGTACATCACGACATGCTTCCCAAGAACTACTTTGGAATCCAGAACCTATGACGGATTGACAGTTAAGGTCGCCAAAACTTACCTGATATAACGCTTCTATAAGGCATTGAAATCCGTAGTTGGCAAGACCGAAGTTAGAACCAAGCTTCTGCGCAGCAGCAAAGAATTGCGACATTGTTTGTGAATGCTTTGGAGTTACGTTAGGTCTTGAATGAGCGACACTATTACTGTCATACGAGATTTTGTATGCACCTACCCAGTTTGGCGAATCGAAAGTCTTGCCACCTGGGATAGGAAACAGTCCACCAAATTGCAAGGTCTTGTTATCAGCCTTGAAGTGACAGTCAGGAACATGAACCATCGTCTCATACTTAGACGCATCATCCACCTTTGTTCCGTCAGCAAAGAACTCCCATGCGCTAGGGTCAAGCTTGGCAGCGTATGCCTTGCCATTGACAACCTTCATCATATATCCACCCATCGCTCTCTGATACATGTCTGCCATGAAAGGCGTAGGGAGAGTGAACTTCGGGTTAGAAGACTGTTCCAAAGTGATTGTAGGATAGAAGATATTGTTACCCAACATCTTCTGAAGGTCACCGAGGCTTAATCTACGAAGAGCACCATCTGCAACAATCAGAAAAGTCTGGTCGGTATTCATTGCCGACACGGTTTTTTTCTCTGTTAATTTTACACCCATATATATTATATTTTAAAATGTTACTAATCTATCAACGGATTACCATTCTCATCAAGCAGGTAATTGCCACCTTCATCAATGAGATAGTCGTTGGCAGGTCTCTGTCCGTATTCTATCTGTTCTTCGAGGTAATCGCTTTCAACGTCACCAAGACCAGATTCCTTGATTGAGAAGTAGCATGATTCGCCCTCTTGCCAAGACTTTTTAGTGATGACATTACCGTTAGATGCTTCAGTATGCCATTGCAGTTCTACGATGCGGTTAGGGTACTCAACGACCCTTCCATTAAATTCCAAAATAGCCTTATTACTTCTGAATATCTTGCCCCATTCGATGTTGTTGCACACCTTAAACTTAGGCTGATTGAACGAAGGGTAGAACCTGGAAGCAGAAAACTGGAACTGCGCAACAGCCTTTCCACCTATTACAGCCTTGATGGTATAATTATTCTTCTCTACAAGTCTAAGGTCAAGCACAATCTCTGATGTGGAGATAGATATAATCTCGTTAGGGCTTGCAGCAGACGAAGCAGACATCTTAGTCGTTCCACGATACAGTTCAATAGAGAATCCGCTAGTGATTTTCTCCTTGGTCTTATATACATCAATCGGAATGTGACGTTCATACTGATTGCCGTCAAAGCAAGCGTTTCTTGCTTCCGTAGATGCCGATACGATATTATTAGCAACCTTATACTCGTAGAGAGCCAACTTATCAAGGAACGGGTTGTAGGAAATATCTGTATCTTCCCGAATGCCCATACCATAAGTGTCTGCGCCCTTATCTGCCGTATACAGAGTGATAGGGTCGGTAATGAGATGCACTACAGAGTTCGTTCTATAATCGTAGAGGTCAGCTTCGAATATCAACTGCTGCTTATCATTGCTCGAAAGATTTCTCCGAATAGTAAGCGTACCACGATTAGACGTATTGCTTGTATCAATGCTATACTTTCCGCTCCAAGCATTAATCTTAGATATATCCTTCCACTCCGTACCAGTTGATACCTTCCATACCATATTGGCAAGAGACATATTCGACTTCTTGCTATCCCACGAATCATCCTTTGCTGTTGCGTTGATTTGTGGGTAAGCAATACATTCGTAACCGCTCTGAGTTCTATCGGGGAAGAATTTGTCACCTGCCATCGTCTGCATGAATGGAGACTTTGGGGAAGCACATACTACCGATTTCGCTATATCCAGAGGTGCAAATATTCTATTAGCCTTATTACTAACTATTGGCATAATCGTTCCTCCTAATCATCAACTGTTAAATACGCATCTGCTGACACCGATACACCGATGATATTGTTATTCTCATCAATGGTATCAGCATTACGTACAACGAATCCATCACTTACATTCTTAGCCCAAGTCATTGTTTCCGAGCGTTTATTCTCCACAGAGCCATTATTATCAGTATAGATTACGAATGTGACATTACCACTTATACTTCTCGGTGCTTTACCTGATTCACAGTTGGTAACGATACATCGGAATGTCTGATTGTTGTCTTCGTCAACTTGCCCGATAGAATTAAGAGCAAGTTGGTAAATATCAGATATATCGTCAATACTGATACCTGTACGGTATACGGCTGCGCCATCAACAATAAATTCGAGGACGAAGAGCTGGTGACTGTCTACATAGAGTTTGTCCGTGTCTCCTGTCTTATCTCTGTGTATGGTAATTCCGCTTGCTGGGTTATTATAAGTTCCAGCAAGGTCTGTTCCGCTACCTCTGTACAGCTTAACCGAATATGTGGAAACCTCTCCACCTGCTGAATTGAACAACCAAGGTTTGAGTACAGCCTGTGTCTGTCCCTTGCTTAGTACCGTAGTATCTGCTGAAACGCCACCGAAATAAGATGAGCCGCCAAGCATAGATACCAATATATCAATACTTTTCTCCATCTCGTATGTACTAGCTCCTAATACAGCAACACCCGAATATGTAAGAGTATCGGAATCCTGGTTAACCTTTGAAGCAAGGTCTGCGACAATTGAGAGAGAGCCATCCGTATGATTGATCTTGAATCTGTTATCAACAGTCGAAGTCTCCCATCCTGTTCCGCTAAAGCTAAAGCCTAAATCCTTACCGTTGTATGCCCAAGCATGACTTGTGAGTGTCACATTATTTTTACGAGCAGAGCTAACATTCGGTGTGATAACAGGATGCGTTCCGCTCTCGCTCCATTTTGGCGATACGGTAAACGTGTCAGGGTTCAGACCTTGGAAGAGCGGTACGCCATTCGTTTGCAGACTGAGGGATAATGTGTCACCCTTCAATGTTCGTCTGACTGCTGCGGTTGCCGAAAGATGAATTTCCTTTCCCATATTTTAATCTCCTATTTTTTTAAACTTTAATATATTCTTTATGGATTTTTCCTGTTGTAGTCGTTGCCGTGAACGTGAATGTTGCAGTATCACCTTTGCCCAAATCATCTTCCGTTCCATCATTAGACCAGACAATATCTATTGAGCCATTGAAGTTCTTAACCTTATCCTTAGTCGCCCATGCAGCATCATCTAAGGAATCATCGGTTTTGCGTGTCACCTTCCATGATGCCACTCCGTTCGTCACATCCTTATCACCAAGCATTAACTTGCAAGTGATATTGTGTGTCTCACCTATGGAAATGCCGCTATAGACAATATCGGTATATAGGGTGACTTGCGGCTTGTATATATTCGTAGTCGCCTTCCAATAAGGCGAATCCTCAGATGGTTCTTCGGTCGTGGTCTGTCCTTCTGGAGAGATGCAGAGCCATCTTGTGCCAAGCCATGTAACCTCATCATAGTAGCTGTATTCCGTGCCTTCCTTCCAATCGCCGAGATATATGGGAGTCCAAATCTTCTCTCCATCAACGGTGGTTATGTGGTAGTACTTTGACACGATATTGATGCCGTTGAATCCTACATCGAAGATGGATTTACCTTTGAGGGAGTAGGAGTTGATACCTCGGTACATGATGAACGTAGGTGCGGAATCTCCTTCGGTCTCCATCATCAGAAGGTGCTGTCGGCTTTTGTCACTTCTGTTACCCATGAGTACGATGGTATCACCTACAGCAGGGTTGTTCGAGTCTTCCATGCAGTTATCCTTTGCTATCTGAATCCATGCGAACTTCTTTCCATCATAGAGCTCATGACCTTCATCATCGGTGATTGCCTCATTCTCGGTTGATACCTTAGTGACAAGTCTCCAATAGTCCTTGTTGCTGACGTTCTCATAGACACCAGGTGCTATGTTGAACGTCTTGCACCTAACTTGGTCGTCCACCTTGAATGAGTTGATTGTTGCAGTCGTTCCATCATCAGCGAGGAGATAGCATTTCCAACCAATCAGCTCATTCGTTGTATCGCTATATACTTCCTTGATGTAGCTTATCTTGCCAGCAGCAGGGGAGAGGACGATGTTACCTCCAACGTAGCTGAGTTCACGGATGAGGAGGGTGTTGAAAATTGCCTTACCCCATACTATCAAATCCGTAAGCAACATTTGAAACTTACCATCGCTTCTCTGCTTGATTGCAAATCCGCTCTGCTCTGCTTCGTTAAAGTCGAGAGACTTCAAGAGATTCACCAAGACACTAGATAAGATAGCGTTGCCACTTCCGTCTATGCTATAGTTGCTTTCGTTGCCAAAGAACAATCCTTGCACGAACCTCTGTACCTTCTCGAAGGTGATTGTTCCGTGTGCGGTGTTATCCAGCAGCCTAGATACAAACTCCATTCTAGAGCGTCTAGCAGAATAAACGTTGCTATCGGATGCAGGAGTGGTATCGTTCATGCCAATTACATAGACACCTCCACCATTACCACTTCCTGTGCCGCCTATCTGCATTCCGTTCACGGTGATGGAGTCAACCTTGTCTTCCAGCTTGCCCAACCGGCTAGTAGCTGCCTTCTCGCCAACCGTGTACTGAGGGTGGTCGTAAGGAATGTCCAGAGGTATCTCCATTCCGATGATACGAGAGTTTCGGTAGTGCTTGCCATCCGCGTCCACCTGCGCAAACATATCATTAATCAGCTTTACCTGTTCACCGAGAGGATGGTAATCGTATGTTCCATCATTGTAGAACTTGTCGCCATCCATCGTGCAGGTGAAGTTTGAATTGCTGATCATGGTCTTCTGATAGTACTGCTTCGCTCTATCGAACAGAGATAACTGAGCAGTAGGGATGAGGTCCGTATCTGTAATCTTGGTTGCGTCCCAATTGAACAGGAAGAACCTATCACCTTCCTTCGGGCACATGACACTATCGGGGAGTGTTCTTCCGTAGGTGTCGTTAGCCACTATCTCGAAAAAGTTCTCCTTGTCAATAACCTTGAAACTAACATCGAACTCCATACCCCTAAGGGCACCACTAGTGAACTTGATACCTAGAGTAAGGTTGCTCTTTATCCAGCTAGCTTCAAAGCTTTCAGCGAAGGAGTCCGTTGAACCGACCTGCCAAAACGTCTGTGTAGTCTTAGTTCCATCATCGTTATCAACAGTGCTATCGTAGGTCTTGATTCTGCTCACCCTGCATTCAACCTTCGGGTATTCATCATCGAACATCACAACACCCTCGATAGCCTGCTTGTCGTTCTTTACGACATTTACATTCTCCAGGTAGCCATCCTTGGCGTAGAAACCATCACTATCTACTTCCTTGTTAGGGAGCATGAGGTAATCAGTAGCAACACCATCGGTGGTGACGTCCGCATCGGCACCAGTGAAATATCCCTTCGGAATATTTCTGTCTGAGCCGAATGCGTACAGTCTCGTAATATAAGTTGACTTAGATTCCGAATAGGACATAGATAGAACATTAACATCCTGTTCGAATGTAGTCTGCCCTTCCATTTCGCAATATCCAAGGTATATAATAGAGCCATCTATCCACCACTCGCAGTTGAGTGCGTCTTCAGAACAGATGGCGTTGAGAGCATCGAGAATGCTGATAGAGCCGTACTCGATCAAGAATCTCTTCTGAACATCGAAAGCCTTGTTGTTGTACGTAGTGTAGTCAACAGAGAAATCCTTGCCATTATACGTAAGACCTAGTGCCTTTAGGTTGCCGAGTATAACGTTCATGTGTACACCTACAGTTGTGGTGAGGTTGAAGGAGGTCTCGTTGGCTCCGTGCTGAGGGCGATACTTGCAAATCTTATTCTTCCAAGACATATAGTAGGCATCCATCTGCATTTCGTAGTCGTAGCCATCACTATCATTGTGCTTAGGGAAGTATGATGATGTAAGCTCAAAGTAGCCGAAGTCGGGAATCTCTACGGAGTCCCCAATCTCGAAATAGATAGGAGTAGCCGTAGTGAACTTCAAGATGATGTAGTGGTGGTCCATAAGCTGATATGACAGCTTAGAACCCTCACCGAAGTCCTCTAATGTGAAGAATACCTTGTTATTTCTCTTAATCTGAATCATTAGCTTGTATATTTACTTGTTTCACCTCTGTCACTAGGGTCTGGCTCGTTGAGCTTTAAGCTGAACTTTGCCATTTCCCGAATGCACTGACTAAACTGAGTGCAGGAGAGATAGATGCACCGATACCACACATTAGGCTGGAATCGGGTGCGGATAACCAACTCTCCTTTGGCAAGAACCTCGTCGCAGAACCTAGCATAGTTCGTCAAGAACGTATCTGAGTCCTTGGCGGTCATATTGAACGGCAGCGTTATCTCCCTCTCATCCAATCTAGGATTGTGCTTGATAACCGACTTGCCGTCCTTTGAGCGATACTTGTTGCTGATGAACTCCTTGTTTGGTGCAGGGGTCATGAGCGTACTGAGGGCGGTTTCATCTAAGAAGATGCCCCACGTAAGGTAGGCATCCTTGCCATTGATATAAAGTTGACCATTAAGCATAACTATTTAATCATTAAATAACCTCATAGGCTTCGCTGTGAGCCACTTTTGCTATTGTTGAGTATAGTTGTAAGGGTTGACGAGCGAAAAGCCTATAGAGGTCAAATATCCTTTAATCTTCTGTTCATGTCATCTAGCTTTGTCCCAAAGTCATTATAGGTGAGCTTTGAATACTTCACGATGTCTTCGAGGTAGCTGTTTGTCATAATCATCATGTTTCTAATCTCCAATACTGCGCCATTGGTTGAGATTCCGAGTGTAACGATGCTCTCCATCTGTGAAATGGTGGTAGTCATGTTCTGAGCGATGGACTCTCCTGCAATCTGTAGAGCCGTGAAGCGACCATTCAGCTCGTCTGCGGTATCTTGCCCCATAGATGCCCATCCTCCGCTTGTTGCGGTCTGTGATGAGGATGAGGAACCAGTGTAGCCTGTCACCTTCGCCCAATCATCACGTCTCTTCAATCCTTCCTGGACAATATCATCGTAACGCTTGTTGAATGCTTCTATGTCTGTTTCGGTAAGCTTGCCATCGTTGTCCTTGATAGCCTTCGCCCAATCATCATAGAGCTTCTTCAAGTCGCCGTTGATGAGGTCTTCCATAGAGTAGGAGAGAAGAGCCTTCTGCATCATTTCGGAGAAATCGTCTGCGAAATCCTGCGCTGACTTGCTCATATCCATGAGGTCTGAAACGAAGCTATCCTTCATGCTGTCAAAGGAAATCTGTGTAAGACTTTCCTTCAGCTTGTCTGATAGTTCATCCAGCTTGCCCGCTTGGTCTATGTAGTCATTCAGCTTTTCCGTCAGACGTCCGCCATAGTTGCCCTTACCAGTGTTCTCGATGTGCTCCCAAATAGCAACATTGCCACGGAGAAGCTTCATTTCCTCTGGACTGAGAGAGAAGAGGTCACCGTTGAAGTCCGATTTGACGTTCTTCTTGATCCAATCCATCTCGTCACTACCGAAGCCGCCCCAATAAGCGTTCCATGAGTGGTGTGAACCGTGATAGCTTGCCTGCGCCTTTGCGATGCCGAGGTAGTTCTGATTGGTCTCCTGCTGATTCTTATAGGCTTGCTCGTAGTATGAGGTTGCCTTGGAGCCATAGGAGTTTTCCATTGCGTCAGTCAAATCCTCGATGGATTGCTGCAAGAGGGTATTTCTGTCCGTCAGTCTTTCGATGGTATCATTGACCTTCTTTGCATTTCCATCTCCACCGAACAGACTATTAAAGCCACCGAATGAAAGCGTGTTGAGGATATGTGAAACGTTGTTTCCGATACTCTTCAATGGCTTCATAACGATGTCGCCCGATAGAGCATCATCAAGGATGCCCGTTACTGCGCCAAAGACCGTGTCCATGAGGTTGCTGATAAGTGTTCCGAAGCCATCTTTCAGAATATCGAGGATGCCGAGTATTGCAGAAATTATTTCACCTGCCATACCGCTATCCCCTAAAGCTTTCGTCAGAGATTTAGCTGCGTCACTATCTTTACCGAGCAACCCTTGGATGCCCTTTGCAAGCGTGTTGGCAACGTCCTTCTGCATAGAGCCACCGAAAAGCTTGTCAAGCCCTAGAATAGAGTTTCCTATGCCTTTGAGTGACCCCGACGTTAGACCCTGCAAACCATTTTCAAGCTGCTGGAACTGAGAAACTGCCTTCTGTGCAGATGTCTGCAAGTCTGATGATGCCTTCTGAACAGAGGAACCGAACTCCAAAACGTTGTTAGATGCGGTAGCGAGTACGCCCTGCGCTCTAGAGAGGTTGCTTTCAGCCTTACTGATGCTATCCTTGTTACCGCCCTTCTTAGCCTTAGCGAGGTCTTCCTGCGCCTTGGTAACGGCTTTCGTGGCTTCTGCCTCACGCTCCTGTGCATCAATATAGCCCTGCATGGCTGACTGATAGGCGTTGATGTCGTCCGAAACCTTCTTGAAGATGTCACTATCCCATACGGTGGCAGAGCCTTGTAGCTTGGAGATAAGTTCCTGTATGGTCTTCTGTTCGTTAACATCGGTTGTGCTCTTGGACAGCTTCTGCAACTTCTTTATTGTTGGTTCCAGTTGGTCCTTGAACATAGCTCCGAAGTCTCCGAAGATACTTCCCCAATCGATGTTCTGTCTGATAGCGTTTATCTCGATGGTTTGGAGGTCCTTCTTTCTCTGCTGCTGAAGAGAGAGCTTTTCACCCTGTGTCTGAGCCTTGGCAATCTTCTCTTCGTACTCCTCGGCAATGGCTTGCTTCTGCTGATAGAGAGAACCATACTCCTTCAAGTAGTCACGCATAGAGGAGAGGGCTTCCCTGTTGACCTCATCAAGCTTCTTGTTGTACTCTTGGGTAGCGAGGTCTCTAGCTTTATTGAGGGCATCGGACTGAGCAGAGGTAAGGGTTACTTTCTTGCCAGCTTCCTTGTTTTTCTTCTTGAACTCTGCTTCCTGCTTGTCAATCTCGGCTTTGCGCTTGGCATAGTCGTTCTTGATTTCAGCAATCTTCTTCTCCGTGCCTTCCTGCATCTGAGATATATCAGTGTCGATGTTTTCCTGCTGCAGCTGCTTCAAGTCCTCGTTCAGTTCCTCCTGGGCCTTCTTTCGGTCTTCTGCTAGCTTCTTAGCATCAGCGGCTGCTTTCTTGGTTTTGGCAGCGTTCTTCTTGGCATTGGCTTCTGCCTCTTCCTTTTCGCGACGCTTCTGCTTAGCATCGTCTTCTGCCTTGGTCTGCTTAGTGTTCGCAGCATTGGTGTAATCCCATCCTCGCTGGGCAATATCGTTTGTTGACATCCATTTGCCATTGACTAGCGCACCAGACTTCTTGTTGTTTGCAAGGTCGCGTGCCAAAGCGGAAAAGTACTTACCTAAGCGTCCTAGCTCCGGAATATTCATGTTCTGCATCCACGATGGAATCTTGGCATCGAAGTTAACGTGGAAGTTGATGTTGTTCTCGGAATAGTTCTGCATGAACTCCTTGACACGGTTGTAGAGAACGTGTACATCCTCGCCGGCACCCTGGAGCTGCTTCTGCAAAGCGTTTATCCTGTTCTTGGTTGAGGTAGCCTTATTACCGAAATCTTCAGTAGCATCTGCAGCCTTGTTGATATTATCTGCCTCCTCGGTATGCAGCTTCTTTGCAGCTCGAAGTTCATAGAGATAACCAATCAATGCCTTCCTGGCATCGCTTGTCTTGTCTCCTGTAAAACCGAAAGCATTAGCTAGCTTTTCTGATTCGGATATCAAAGAAGCCTCCAGCTGATTGTATTGCTTCAGATAGGTCTGATACTCCTTGGAGTGCTCATTCAAGCCAGCCATCTTCTGTGTTAGGTCATCAAACTGCTTGATAACCGAGTCAGATACAATGTTCTGTATGCCGACGGCTATACCGCTGCTAGAGGTTCCATAATCCTTCAACTTACCCAAAAGGGCTTGCTGAGCGCTATCCACACGGTTGTTGTATTCTTCATTAGCCTTGGAGATTGCATTGGCTCTGTTGCGCTCTGTAGCCTCCAGCTTGATTTGCTCGACGAGTTCTTTAGATTTATCTATCTCCTGCTGCTTAACATCCACAAGGTTGCTCTCGTCTTCCTTGATCTTGTCAATAGCAATCCCGTAGTTGTCATAGATGTTTGACAGCTCCTTGATGGTGTCCTTGTAAACCTTGGATCCTTCCTTTGCAGTCTTCAGAATGGAGACTAGCGACTCGACCTTGCTTGATGCTTCATTTGCACTCTCGGTAAATTTGGAAGTCTTGGTAGCGGCATCCTCAGCGCTATTGCCGAATAGATTGAACATCGTGACTCCAGCTGCTACTGCACCAAGAACCAGACCGAGAACATTTGAAGAAGAGACCAAATTGAACAGAGCCATGGCATCCTTGGCGGTTGTGATAGACTTCGCTAAAGACAAGAATGCTTTCGCACTCTCCCAAGCCACCTGTGCCTTAGATAGTGCTATCATTGTTATCACCGCAGCCTTGTATGCTCCATACGCTGCAACGACAGTCATAAGCACCTTGCCTACCGTCTCCCAATTCTCAACGAGGGTGGAAACGACTCCCAATCCGGTATTGATAACACCCTCCTGGGATTTGCCGAGGTCATTGAACATCTGCTCGATGGCATCCTCAATGTTGCTTATCTGACCTGTAATAGTCTTGGACTGAGCCTCCATCAATCCACCGAACTTGCTACCCTCGGCGGTCATACTCTGCATTGCCTGGATGAAGATATCGCTGGTAACCTTGCCTGCCTTGATTTGCTTCTGGACCTCCTTGATGGCGTTGGTAACGTCAAGACCCATAACCTTGGCTATCTCGTCTGCGATAGGAATACCTCGGTTGAGGAACTGGTACAAGTCCATCGTGTCCATCTTGCCCTTGGCGATGGTGGTGCCGTAAAGCATCACGAGGTCTTTAAGGTTTAGACCCATACCTGCTGCAACGTCTCCCAATCCTATAAGCGTCTTGTTGACATCCTCGGCTGCTACGTTGAACGCAAGGAGCTGCTTGGCTCCCTCTGTAACGTCTTCGACCCCGAAAGGTGTGACGGCTGCCGTGCGGATCAACTGCTTCATGAGAGCATCAGCTTTCTCCTCAGACTGCAACATTGTCTTGAATGCCATTTCTGTCTGCTGGAACTGACCGCGGACCTGCATCATCTGATTGACGAACTTGCCAATGCTCCAACCGCCAATGGCAATGTTCATACTGTTCTGTATATTCGAGATTACATCGTCAATAGACTTTCCGTCCTTCTCAACCCTCTCAGCAGTCTGATGAACTGCGTTCTGAATGTCTCGAAAACCGGAAACGACCTTGGCTGTCTCGACTATTGTATCGAATTTAATGCTTGGCATAATGTTCTATTTTTCCTTGAATTTATACTCTGTTATAAAGAATCGCCGGGGAAACACCAAATGTAAGTGTTCGATATGGGAACTTTACGTGCGTGCGCAGGAGACTTCGGTTAAATCTCGGTCTCTGACTCTATAACCGCCTTCATGACCGCCTCCTTGTTGTTGCCATCGATGACCTCTTCCCCTGCTGCCGGTATATGGGCTTTCTTCCTCTCCTCGTCAGACAGATAGATTGAAGTAATCTTGTCTTTGAGCATGAGAGTCAGGTTGTTATACGATATTCCCCATACCACGTAATCGAAAGTCCATCCGTATCTTTCGCAAGCAGCGTCTATGAGTGTTCCCCATATTGTCTTACCTCCGAAGATAAAGCTATTCTCCGACTTCTTTGCTGCGTTGACTTTTGCCATACGCTTCGCTTCTTCTTCCATTCCTGTCTCTTTGGCTATTGTCTGGTATGAGTTAGCCTTAAGGATGATGATGAGAAGAGTAGCTATATCCTCGTTGGAGCATTCTTTGAAGATTAACTCCGTCTGCCTGCTTACGCATTTGGAGTCTAGTATTTCGTTCTTTGTATTGAGTGAGTGATATGCAATCAATCTGCAGCATGTCTCCCTTTTGGTGTTTGCAACTCGCAATGCTTCCAAGAATGGATCAGCTTGAAGTAACTCTTTGTCTAGCTCCAAGCTATCTACTAACTGCGACGTTAGGTACATCATGCCCAGTGTAGTAGGGTATATGTTAACGTGAGCGTGCTCAGTATCAAAGCCTATCGGCATATCTGTGAGCGTATTCGATATAATGATTCCTAACTCTTCCATATCACTCGAATTTAAATTGTTGGCACCCAAGGCAGGACTCGAACCTGCGACTTTCAACCAGCTTTTGAAGACCCTGGATTTTCATGCGACGGACTATTTGGTCTCGCTCTGCCCCTGAGCTACTTGGGTAGGTTGCCGGCTGATAACCCTCAGTCGGCAGAAGGGATATTAGGATATGCCTATGTCTCTTCGTAAGTTTCCGTGATTTCAGCAGGAGCGGTATTGCCATCCTGCGGCTTTTTGAAAGTCAAGGCATACTTTTCACCTGTTCCCTTTGTGGCAGTAATGACACGCCAACGGTAAGCACAATAGACTTCCTCACCCTTTGCGTTTACAGTCTTAGCCACAACGTCGCCCTCTGGGATGAGAGCTGCGTGGGTATAAGTGATGGAAGCACCTTCTTCTGTTGTATAGCCCTCCTCGGCACCGATGGTGGTATTACCCATGTAAACGCCAGGAAGCTCGGCGTCTTCCGGTTGGATAGCCAAACGATAGTTACCCTCAATGATACCATCAATAGTCTTGAATGGCTGCGACTGGTTCTTCTTGATGAAGAGCTGATATACAGCCTCGTAGGTGGACTTCTTTGTCTTGCGGTCAACAATTCCGCCACCTTCCTCAACCTGGGTCATTGTATCACCCTTCGTTGGAGTAACAGTAGTAGTGCCATCCTTTGGAGTTGGGAGCTTAGTCCACTCGTTCTTTTTGCTACCTACCTCTTGAACGTAGATAGTGCATTTGCCCCATGATGTTACTGACATAATTTAATCGTTTATGAGTTTATATTCAACTTGATTATTTATTACATGTTCTCCCGTGCTTGTTGCATATACCCTCTGCTCAATAGCGTGGGCAGCATATTCGCTTGTTCTGAACGTTTCCAAGAGATTCCAAGACAGTTTGCAGATTTCGTCAACTCTGATAGTGTTCTCCTCGAACTGCCCATCTACGTCCTGGTCTTGTGTATAAATATTTACATTTATAATTGCCGTTTGAAGCTGCGTTCCCTCATTAGCCAAGATGGAGATAACAACATCTTCCTTATGAGAATTATGCGGTCTCATCGTCTTTGACAGCTTGCCATTGACGTTGTTCATGAAACCGCTTTCGTTGATGTACCGGTAAACATCTGTCTTAATTGCTCCGTCTGATTTCATATCTTCCACTTGTTTATTTCATTAACTGCTGAGTCTATTGCTGTCTTCACACGCTGCTCTACAATGGATGTGGCCCATATCTTCGTTGATGCGAGGACATCCTTGCTTTCCAAGGCTTCCACCTCTCCTGCGTATTCCATTCCGGCAACGACAACCAAAGCATAAACCCTGGAATATTCCTTAGCAAGGTCATTGATCATCTTCTTGCCCTTTACAGAGCCGTCTGTGCCACTGAGAACCTGCGAAAAGGCTGATTCCATATATTTACTTCCCTGCTCGTACACGGCGAAGCCTATGGAGCTTCTTAGGTTGCCCGTATGGTCTATCCAGCTTTCCTTGGCAGACCTGTTACGGATTCTAACCACAGATTCGTCTCCTAGCTTGCTCAATGCTTTAAGCACATTCTCCTGTATCTTCCTTGCGGCTCTTTGTAGGAAGGCGTCAAGAGCGGAAGCGCTGGTTGTCATTCTTATGCCCATATCTTACACTGGAGTTGATAACGATGAAATCCCTTGACCTTGATAATTACATCCTCAGCCCCTAAAATTTCTAGCTTGATAAAATCCCCATAAGAGAACTTTTCAATTCCTACGGGCAAGTTATGCACTTCGTAGGAGTAGTAATCAATAGAACCGTCAGATGTAACTAACTTGTTGGCCTCGCCAGCAGGAACTACATCACAAGTGCAGCAGAACTTCCACTCGGTCTTGCCCTGGTGATAATTTCCATCATCATCTGTATAGCCAGCTACCTTCTGCTGCCGGTATAGCTTTGAGGCATGAAAACTCAATAGACTCATCAGCAATTAATGTAAACTGTCGGCTTCGGAGTAAGTGAAACCTCCTCCTCGCCGATAGAGTTATATAAACGATTGACTTGAACTAATATAGCCTTTCGCTGGTCTTCCGATAGGGAACCTATTGATTTGTCCGCTTCGGAGAAGCTAACGGCTTGTATGAGAGAAAGCAGACAGTCGGCAAGCGTTCCTTTGTAGGCGTCACTTCTGGCAACGTCACCAGTGAACTCTGATTCGATATCGAGGTCACGCTTGATGCAGGCGTTTTCCACGAAACCATAGGGGATAGGTATGTGTACCTCATCCACCAAAGCTTGTCCGACCGTCTTCATGATTACTCCTCAGCTTTAGCTGCCTTTTCCTTGAACTCCTTCTTCTTCACAGGAGGAAGCTCGTTATAGGCATCAATAACCTCCTTGTCGCTGGCGTCACTAGGAAGTGTAGCACCAAGAGCGTTGAGAGTTGTGATAGCCTCCGGCTTCTTGTAGGTCACATCAGAGATTGTTACCTTAGCGTCCTCTGTATCTGCTTTCTCCTTTTCGGTATCAACCGAAACGTCTGGGTCTGCCAGCTTAGTATCAATCTGATAGATTGTGTCAACGTCCTCGATGACAGGCAAGCAGTATGCCTGCACCGCAGTAGTCTCACGCAATGGATCAGTTGTTGAATACTGAGAGATAAGCTTGTAATCAATCTGCTGATAGGTTACACCTGCCACTCTGTTGGTTGCCTCTGCTACCTGACCGTAAACGAGGGCACCAATCATCTGTGAGCAGACACCGATAATCATATTGTTGTTCCAAGGCTTAACACTCTTCTTCACGCCATCATGCTCCAAGCGGACGGTACGGTTGATGATGCGGAATGATACACCGGTCTCGTCCAAGAATGCTTCCTGGAATACGCTGGAAGTAGGAACCGGCAGCTTTGTGTTGGAGTCATAAGTCTGACCCTTATAGTTGGCAACAAGCTCGCGAGCGTCCTGTGCCTTCTTCAATTCGTCAAACTTAGCCTTTCCAATCCAGAAGATCAAGATGGTGTTGCCATCATTCGAAGCTCTCGCGATACATTCCTTCAAGTCTGCAACGGTAATACCAGTATCAACATTGTTGATGCCGAGCTGATTTTTCGGCAAGTACTGATACTTGATACGGAGCAACTCCTTTGGATTATCGTCGTCACGAACAGCTACGTAGCCGTTAGAAAGACCATACAGAAGGGCGTACTCATTACGCTCATCAACACCGACATTACAAGCTACCGGGTCCTGCGCCAACTTACGGCGAATCTCTGCTGTCTGACCGCCCTGTGCTTCCATGAGCCTGAGAGCGAGGATATCTGACTCCTTCAAGAATTTCTTCATACCGACCTTTGGCAGTTTGCCGTTGGCGGTTGAAATCTTGTCACGAGACTTCAAAGGAACAGGAGAATCCACTGCCACGTAGTCAGCAGCTACGTAAGATGTATCAACTGTGTCGGCTTCCCATTTGTTGTCGGTAGAATAAACGCGGCGGAGAATTGATGTATCCTTGTGGAGATACGTCATCTCGTTCTTGCGCTTACCGTTAATCTTCTCAATCAATGTCTTCAGGATTGGGAAGAAACTCAAGATATACTTAAGAAATAAAGAACTCTGTTGCATAAATCACCTCCTTAACCGATTGCATCGTGTCCCCACTGAAGAGTAGGAACGGCTGTTTTCAAAGCTGCCTTGATCGTATCGACAGGATAAGGGACAGCCTTATCATTAGCCTCACCTGCCGTCATAACACCTACATGAGGGGTATCTGCCGGAGCTGTTGTCATACAGATGCCAACATACTCGTGGCTCGCTGGCAAAGAAGCATAAGCCCCACCTGTTACAGGCATTGGCTTGTACTCGCCAGACGTAGTGTCACGAATGATAATGTGTCCGCACTGGATGAACTCTCCAGAGAAACCTGTCAAGTCAAGAACGACACCACCCATGATGCCATTCACGTAATTTCTGATGATTACAGACTCCTTGCCTGAATCATACGTTTCTGTCTTGCTTACGCCATACATAACTTTTAAAATTTAAAGATTACATTGTTTCGGCAAGCTCATCAATCTCATTGTCCTTGATAACCTCAACCTCATCCTTCTTAGGCTTTCTCTGAGCCGCAGGAGCACCAAGCTTTCCGAGACCTTCGTTAGCACGCTCTTGATCGATAGCTGCCAAGTCCTCCACAACACCATCGTAGAAATCATCGAACTCAGATTCGTTCTCGAACTTCATCTTGTCGAAATTCTTCAAAACAGTCTTTCCGAACGTACCTTTGTCCTTAAGGAGTGCCTTCAGCTTAGAACGGCGGCCATCATTCTCACGCTCTGACTTCAAACCGAGGATTTCGGTCTGCAAGGCTTTGTTCTGAGTAATGAGTGCCTGCGCCCATGCTGGGACCTGCTCATCTTTCTCTCTCTTCTGTTTGCGGATTGGTTTCTTGTTGCCGGCAGGGTCATCATCATCGTCATCGACCTCGTCGTCATCCAAGTCTTGACTATCCTTAAAACTCTGGATAGTACGCTGCGCAGTCTTTTGCGCAATCTTAAGATAAGGAAGAACCGCATTAACCTGCTTTTCAATCTCTGCGTTTACATCCTCGTCTGAGGCTTCTTCATCGAGTTCTAAGTTATTGGCAACATCGGCAGCAATACCCTCTAACTCCTCTCTACTGAACCCCAACGCCTTTGATTTGGGTTTCAGAATAACTAAAACTTGCTTCGTTCTTTTTTTCATTCTAACTAAATATTTAATTGAACAATAAAATTCAAGAAATATCCCAGTACGAAGCGATAGCAATAAGTAATGCTGCAAAATTATAAAAAAAGTATTTAATCACCAAATATATTGCAAGAAAATATACTTAATGATTAAATACTTTATGGTTACATATAAATATTAATCTGGATAATTGAGCTTATCCGGTCCAGCTGTGGATAGATATACGGAGAACATATCACATAGTTCTTTTGCTCCTTTTAAGTCGTTGAGCTTGTAATTACCGCATTCCACTTCCGATGCACCTGGAATCGTCTTTGATAGCGAACAAGCCTTGAAGGCTTCTACTATCATTTCCTTTATGAGCTTTGAAGTCCACGTACCTTTAAGGATAAGATAGAAACCTGTAAGACAACCCATCGGTCCAAAATACAGAACGGAATTGCTAAGAGGACTATCATTTCGTAGGTAGTCCGCCATCAAATGCTCTATTGTGTGCGCGACAGCAGGTGACATCATATCTTTGTTTGGCTTGCACACGCGAATATCGAATGTGGTAGCAGTCTCCATGCCCCATTTATCTACTCTCGAAACATAAAGACCTGGCTCTAGTTTCGTATGATCAACTTTAAAACTTGGTATCATTCTCTAATAATTTACAAACAACACTAAATGCCTTTTCGGCAAGACTATCCCAAAAACCTGCATACTGCTCGGTCTGGTTCGGCTCCAGGGGATTATCGCTAATAACTCGGATGGACGTAAAACCAATACCCTTCTTGTAGCATACCTGCGCAAGGGCAGCAGACTCCATGTCAATAGCACATACGTTATAAGAATTAGGAAGAAACTCCTTAATTGCCAATACCTGCTCCCTCGTAGTGACAAACTTATCTCCCGTAGCTATGGTTCCTAATCTGAATCTTTCATCCATATCAATCCAGGAGAAATCAGAAGGAAAGACTGCCGGCATACCTTGAACTTGTCCATTGGCATTTGGCTCGCCGCAATATACATCGTGGTAGCAGTACGAATTGCCAATCACGACATTACCAGGTTTCAATCCTGCAACGGCAGCACCGGCACATCCTACCGATATAACTCTTGTAACTTTGCTGGACGTATTCGACGAAAGAAATTCTGTCAAGCAAGATGCCGCATTAACCTTGCCAATACCAGACTTGATTAAAGCTATGTTTTGAACATTTTTGTAGTCAAGCCAATTCTTTGCAATCCATTCGCTGATAAGGTCGTATTCCTTATCCATAGCGGTAACTATGACAATCATTGCGCACCTCCTTTCGTTAGCTTAAGCTTCTTGCAACGGTTGTAAATAGCGTTCTCATCCACTCCAATCTTGGTAGCAATGGCTTTTACCGGGTACTTGCCATACATTCTGCGAATGATGAAATCCTCGTCAGCAGTAAACACGTGGCTCTTGCTGATACCCATTTCCTTCATCTTTCGATGTATGGCCCAATAATTACGATTGAGCTGCTTTGCAATCTCCGTTGTCGTCATCACCAAAGCGTTAACCTTGATGAACTCAATCTCTTCTGCACTAAAATGTTTTCCTCTACTCATTATTTAATATTTGGGTTCGTTAAGCCGCCCAAGGCTTTCTTTCTCTTTCTGTTATATCTTCTGTTTGCAGCAATCCTTTCAGCGTTCTCTTTACGATAGACTTCCATTCTTGCCAATAAATGTTCCTTATGCTCCTGGTAGTACCTTCTATGGTATTCCCGGATATCCTCCTCACTTCTCGCCATGAACCTTGTCTTTTATAAGTTCGTACAGTGATGGGCTGAGTGTGCTCCATTGATCATTCTCGTCTTTCACGAGATAGAATCCATCAGGAACATAGAACTCTCGATTTCTCAACCTAACTATCAATGTCTGTTTAGTGCAGTCTCCGCTGACAGTCTTTACTAACTCTGAAACGTCCGGGCATTTCCATAATTCTTGGATGTTCTCGGAAGATACTTTAATTGCAATCATATCACTTGAACTTAATAATGAAAAACTCATGGTCCAACCACTTGCCTGGGCAAAGACCTTTCTTCGGCTTGCCGATGGTTATACTCTCAATCTCCTTTTCTACCTTTGGGCTATCGTCATAGTAGCCGTTCTTGAAGAGAACGTGAGTGAATGGTACGAACTTCATTGTACCATTATTCAGTTTCTCCTTGATAGTATTGGTGTCTATAAGCATCTCAAATGTCTTACCGATATGAAGCTTATCGTACTTATCGAAATCTTTGAATTCCTCATCCTTGATAAGGAGAAGGCGACTCATCCAAAAGCCTTTAATTACCCGATACTCTTCATTCTTTTCGCCCGACACTATCATATCGAACCATTCCTTGCTGACGGTGAGGGTCAATACTTCCTTTTCCATAATTAACCAATTTTCCCCTCAGTTCTTATTACAAAGAAATCGTTACCAATTTCTTTTCTTCTATTTAACTCTTTGCAAAGTACAGATGTATCAGCAAGATTGATATGCTGATTTACATACTTCTCCTTATCTGTGAAGGTAAGAAGAGTTTCATCGGGGGTATTTACTTCCACTATATTCTCTACACTTTCCGAAAGAGATTTGATTTCTCCATGGATAAAGTCATACACATTTTTATCGATAACTTTCTGTCTTGTCAGAGTTTCGACTGCTGTTTGAATCTTTAAGATTGATTTTTGCATTTCTTGTTTCATAATCATATTTTTTTAGTTTATTTGAACTACCTAATATATCTCTAATATCGAAAGGATTTTTACCAGCCAGCCTATTAAGGCAATTCATAAGCTTGCGAGAATATCTTGCAGTAATCTTTTCTGCCTTTACAATACGATGGTCGAACTTGTTGCGGTATTTACACTTGCTCGAATCTTCACAGAACGTAACACAACCATACTCGTTATAAGCTTCCTTAAACTTCGCTTTCCAGTAAGGTGAAGGATGCTTACTTGGATAATCAGCATAAGTGTCTGCTTTCATTATCTTCTTTGCCAACCTAACTTTCATATGTTACTTCTTTTTATTACAAGGGCAGCTCTCGGCGTGAATAACACAAACTCCGTGTTTCGTGTCTACTATCAGATAGTCATGCCCTTTCTTGGTGAATATTTTTATATTAAACTCTTCTTTTTCGTGTGGAGTTCCTAAGCTGAAAGAAACTCTAAAACCAATTACACCTATTATGAAAATCAAAAAGAGCATACCGTATGACTTGGCTAAGTCTAAAATCTTACTCTTCATACGTTAGTCCTCCTTATCGAATTTGTTGCCGACAACATAAACTTCAAATAAATTAACAAACGGCTCGTAATTGTCAACTTTATCTAAACTCTTGAAGGCAAACGTTCCTTCTTCTTCAATATAAACTACCTCATAGAGATTGTCTATACACAAAAGGTCATAACAGTCATGCACTATATCACCTTCCCAAATCTCATTTCCCTCACTATCTTTCAACCCTGTGAACTGGCAGACGGTAGAAGGGTCAACCTGATAAGTGAGATTTCTGTTTAACTTGCTTTCTTTCTGACGATTCTCAATGATGTATGTATTACCATTCTCCTCGTAGAAATATCCGCAAACCCATCCTTTACCATCAAGACGTTTAGCCTTGAATTTGACACTTTCTATCTTCATATCTATTTTGCTTTAACATTATACACTCCATCACTGACCTCCACCTCGTAGCAATCGGGACAATAATGCTTACCATCTATCATTTCCCAATCAGAGTAGTCACCAATATCAACTTCTTTGTTGCTGAATAGTGCAGAGCAAGTATCTGTGCCACAAAACACTTCTCCGCATCTATCACAAACAATCTGATACATCGTAATCGGTCTATACATAATCTATTCTTCCTTCCCGTATAAAAGTTCAACACTCTTTCTTAGCACTGCCTCTATATGGTCTCTTTCGAGGTCTCTGGGCTGTCTAAGAAGCCATTCTATATCTCCGTCTATCAATTCTTGATAGGCTTCCTTACATATTTGCATGCTCATATTTATCTCTTCCAATATTTACCAATTAAATAACCGATAACTCCACCCATAAAAGCTATAAATAGAACAACTATGGTAAGTATAACATAAAATCCAAACATAAGCTATTCTTCTTTAAGTTCTACTGGCTCATCGCTCCAAGATAACTCTCTTCCGATGAGCTTCTTGATACTTCCATGAGGTATAAGAACACAACCACCGATACCAGAATATGTAGGATTCCAATATCCATATTCTCCAGCTCCACTTCTGTATGGTTTCTTTTCAAAAAGAAATTCCTTACCATTTCCATTAGTTGCTACCCATGCCATAACTATTCCTCCAATTTCAAATAAGTTCCACCATTACGACTTTCCTTTAGGAAGTCATTAACTTCTTCCTTGTAGGAATAACCACAATCCTTCTGAAGAGCCTTTATCTTCTTATAACCGATACCAGCTTCTCGGCAAAGTTCTGCTGCAGAGCTATAATCTTTGATGTAGCCAATCACATTTTGGATAACTGACCATTGACCTCGCTCGAAGTCTGTAACGCTATCATCTTGTGGAATGCCCAATGCTTTGTGGCACAATCCACACACTCTTACCATTTCTTTTTCAAGCTGCTCAAAGGAGTACTGCCTCCAGTGATATGTAAGGTAGCTTGCGCTACCCAATGCTTCTTTAACTTTATTATCCATAACTATTCTTCCGTTTTTATATAAGGACAAACAACTACCTTTCGATAGTGTTTACATTCATCCTTGTAATCACAAATATCACAAAAACAATACGCCATACTATTCAACTTTTACACCGAAGGGAGTTCCGTCGGAAAAGGTGTACTCTTTAAAAACACAGGAGAAGTCTTTAACACAACTGTTAGTTCCTAAAAAGCTTATTCCAGCTTGAGATACACTAACTATAGCTGTTAGTTTGCCTGATTTTATTTCTTTTACCCATCCGATTGGATGATGCTTTCTTATCTCTTTCAAGCATGTATTTGGATAAGTAAAAGGAATCCATGTAGGCTCATGTTTGATGCGATACTTTACATTGCCATAGAAATGTGGTTCTATACAAGTTCTCCATTTGCAGTCACCTTTGTCAAAATACTCAATATCTTGACCTTCGCTGAATGCCTGAATAATAGGCAGTAACTCCTTTGCTTGATTTCTGTCCATAATCAATCCTCCAACTCTATGTTATTTTCTGCTGCGTAGCCATCTTGTGCTTCCTCGCAATACTGACCTTCACAAAGCCCACCTATGCCGATGTTATATTTTGAAATAATGTTCTTGTTGCAATACTCACAGATATCATTGCCAAGTTTATTTTGTAATTCTTCTCTTGTCATAACTTTAATAGTTTAGTTAAATACTTATCCATACTATAATACACTATCTGAGTAATAGTGCATACATAGAATGATTTACATCCTTTAGTTACTTTCACTCGTAATATAGTACTTCCTGTTATTACCCATATTGCTGGTATGATTAAAGGCAACAAAGGACTTTCAATTACGAATACTATAGTACATATAGGAATCATAAGTAACACATATACTAATCGCTTAAAGATTTTCATAATCAATTCTTCTGCTCTTTGTGATGTTTATGAAGTTTGTCTAAGTCTAATTCCATTTGAATGACTTCTCCAGTATCTTCATCAACGAAATCCTCTTTATAAATATTACTCATTGCTTACCCCTCCTTAATTCTTTACAATAGTAATTTCTACAGCTCTACAAAACGATGCTTTAAGCTCATTGATCACCTTTACTGGTATATACTTCTCATCTACAGGAACAATATAAGTTTCCTTACCTATAACCGCACCTCCATCAGGATTTTGGTCTGTGAATGTTATTGCTATTTTCATATTCTCTTCTTTTTACCACCTGCGAATGCTTGTGTCATGTTTATCGCAGATTTAACATCTTTGTACCTGACACCACAAACTGTTGCCACATCTTTAATTGCCTCATCCATTTTGAATTGCATTGCTAAAAACTGATTATTCTTTATCAAGTTGACAATTTCTTCTTTCGAATGAATACCTTTCCAAAATAGTTCGGTATGACTACCACCTCTGTCGTCATCTACAGAGAACGGAACACCATAATTAGTATAAACCTCTCCGTGATGCTTGATGAGGTGGCGACCAGGATTCTTTCGGATATTATTTATCCAAGTTTCATTATCACATTCGCACCACATTCCATATTCTGCCGAGGTCAGCACTTTGTCGATGCCGATAGGATAATGACCGGAACACCCATTCGTTCCAAAATAAATAATCTCTGCCATATTCTCTCTTCTTTTTACCCTCTCCCTGTTACCAAGGAGAGGGTGGTTAGTTAATCTTTTTTCGGCTTAATACCCCATGCAAGGCATCCAAATCTAATATCAGTACTAATGTTTGAGCCATCAAAAACTCTCTCTTCTCCTCCAATAGACGTTAGGGTGATACCTATAGGCAATGAAGGGTAGAGATATAGCGGAATCAAACGAAGTCCAAGAGTATTTTTCTCGTTGGCAACCTTCTTATCAAATTCCTCCTTTGTAAGGCGTCCCTTGTCTAATGCAGATTGTAAACAAGAAATTTCTTCCTCAACATCTTCTTCTGATTGCCAACTTCCAAAACGTAAAGCCTTACACTGACTTTCCGTAAGAGCATTCCAATCAATGTCTTTCTTAAATTGTTCTTGAACTTTTTGCCAAGCATTATTGAGACTTTCCTTTTTAAATTCTTCGTCCCACTTTTTGTATACTTGGATACACGCAATTTGATTTGCGAGCCATTTTAAAGTATCATTAACTTTGTTTTCTAATGAAATTTGTTCCATATTACTTATATTTAATCCTATAAGGAGGTTAGTTACTAAAGCTCATCAAACTCTTTCTGAAATCTCTGTTTTGTTTCATTCAGAAGCTGCTTGAATTTAGTTTTAAACTCTTCGTCACATTCTGATAATCCATAAATACTGTGAGCAATGTTTGTCGAATGAGAAGACATATTCAAAAGCTCATCTACTTTAGGAATTAAGCTTTTTGCTAAAATGTTAGCTCTTTCTAATTTGTCTATATTCATATTACTATCTTATTTATATCCTTTGCAGGATGGTTAGTTAATCTTCTTGATACTATCGACTTCCATGCCAAATAGTATAAACAATCTATTCGAGCGAGTGCCATCTTTCTTGGCTGGGTTGATTCTTATTACAATATCGCCAGTATAGTAACTATTATATTGTTCTGGGGTGATGCTCTCAATCCAACAAACATCACATCTAGAACAGCTCACTTTATCGCCAACCTTGTATGGTAAGCCCTTAATGTATTCCATTACGTAAGAAAGAATCTCGTCATTTATAGCATTAATAAGATTTTGTTTCTTAGTAACCTTTGCTTCTAATTCTTCTTTTGTCATATCTTTAAATTTATGCCCGAAGGCGGTTGTTACTCAACTTCTGCCGACTTCCAATCTGGATAACCACCTAAGTCTTTTTCCTGACCGCAATTCATTTCTAGCCAGTCTTGCAGACAATCCTTAACTACTTCTCTGTCCTCTGAATCATCATTAGATTCAATGACAACCGTAAACTTATGTTTCATTCTTCTATCTATTTATGCCCGAAGGCGGTTAATGATTTAAAATTTCAAATTGGTCGTAAAATGATGATTTACGAAGATGAGGTTCACTACCAAAACTATTACTATCTGTTATCATCACTATCTCCATATCACCTTCATTATCACAAAGGTCTTGGAGCTGCTTAATAAATTCACTTATAAGCATATCTTTGAATTTTATGCCCGAAGGCAATTAATAATTGCGTATTATCTCAACTTTCCACTCCTTAGAAGAGAACTTCTTTTTGAGGTTTTTAATTAAACTCTCGATCTCTTGAAGAGACTCAAAGGCATTAACTAAATCCCCTACTTGATACCCGTAGCCCCATCTGCCTGTTTGCTCATCTTTCTCCTTTTGAGTGAGTGGTCTAACAAACTCCCCTTTGATGGTTTGATATTCATTTGGAATTTCAATTACACCCAAATATCCACTTACCGAGCTGTTACCACACACATTGCTTACTTTAATATACAATTTTGCGTAATAATGTATTGCTCCACCACAAAGACCACAAAAAGAACTAATTTCGATATTCATGAGTCTTTTTTTGTCTTTAGTATAGCTACCCATAGTTGTATATGTTTTATCAAAGAGATTAAACTGAAATCCTTCTCCAATATTCTGAGGTATAGCCCCAGTTATCTTAGATATATCGAATCCATTTTCTATTCGTAAATAGCTGTTTGTATTCATACGCTTTCCTTTACTTCTTTAAAGATTACACTTTTATGGTCTGAACGTATTTTGATGCTACAAGGGTATTTGTGCCATGCTTCGCAATAAAACATCTTACTATCAAAGAAGCACCCTTTGCAAGATTCTTTATCAGTCTCGGTAACTTCAAGAGTTACTCTTTCTCCAACTTTAAGCTCTTTCATTGCTCACCTCCTTTCCAATCATCAGTCGTTCCTAGTAGATGTGCTGTCTCTTCGTTGTAAGGGATACAATACTTACGACTAAATCCGATACAACGAAAAGGATATTGTGATTCTTCTTTATAATGAGAAAAGAGTTCAGCTTCCCATACATCATCTTTCTCATTTCGCCCCAACACTTTATCGAATGGCTTAAACTCGCACTTTGGCTTCAAATCCACAATCTGTTTCTTCTCTGCATCCCAAGTCTTGCCTTTCTTTGCGAGAGCATCAAAGAGCTGCTGCTTCTCAGAGTCAGTTGCTGGGCGGAGACTATAATGAACTCTTGTATTACCATATTCAGCTATAGTAAATTTATCGTCAGTATTATAGAAAGCATAGTAAAAAGCTCTTTCGTCTCCATCTTTATATTCACTTCTTAAGATGAAAATACAATTTGCAAAAAGTTCACTTTTAATTCCTTTCATAAACACTATATCTCCATCTTTGAACTCTGGCTGAGTCTTCTCAATCTCCAAGGTTTCACGATTCAGCTTTCCGC